CGGGTACGGGTTTAGGGGTGTACTGCCCCGGTAACCGCGCCATGCTGAAATTGGCTGCTGGGAGCAGCGACAGCGCAAAGAGTTCCACGCATCCCACTTCCGCCAATTGGAAGGCGGTGATATGTGGTGATANTCCGTCCTCAGCAAAAGCATTTTTATCTGGAACGGTCTCGTAGTAAAGGGCTGGCGCCAAGACGGAGACGGCAGGCATTTTGACCGTCTTGAAGTTTTCTAATTGGACCGCCATCCAGTCTCGNAAGTTGTACAGTATCAGCCCGGAGTATCGACTNCGTATGTAAGAGGGNGTGAGCTCCGCCGGCGATTTGCGTACGCAGATCACTTCGGTTTCCCGACCGCATCGCGCCATCACAGCCAGTGCAATCGCATCTTGAGTCTCCGGTTCGAACGTGTAAGGCCAGATATTGACCTCGACGCCGACGCCGGAGAGAAAGGGCGTGTCGATGCTTTCCATTTCCAACTTACACACCAGCTCGTTTAAGACAAATGGGATCTCCGTGATGATCGCGTTCTCTACGGTCTCAGCGTCTCGGTGCGCGTAAACCTGTCGGAAAGCTTCCTTACCAATGCCACAGATCTCAGAGAAATCGTCTTGAACGCGTTCAAAATACCGGTTATCGTTAGCGCACGCCACGGCGGATGTCGAAGAGATTTTTCCTAAGGTTGGTAAACGCGTGTCCAGTAGAGCGTCAAGTTCAACAAGTACAATGGATAACGGACGTCCTTCCAACATGACTTAAGACTCCTTGGCTTTAACAACACGCGAGGCTAGTTTCACGCTTTGATCCAAGAGTTCTCGGATAAGTACACTGCGGCGTAAAAGGTAGAGCGTCACCAACCAAGGATTAGAAAGTATCAGATCTGTCGCTATGGGCGTGGAAACAAATCGTTCGAGTTCCGCATTATCTTCCAAAGCACAGAGTTCTGTTTTCATCTTCGGATGAACAAAGACCCCCATGGCTTTAGCGACGAGGGCTTGCAAAGCGTCCCAACCATTTTCGTACAAGCAATCCGCATGAAAACGGATCGTGGCGGTCAATCCCAACACGACATCACATGCTGTTTCATTGTCGCGAACGGCCTTCCAGATATCACCCACCGTGATCGCGTCCGTCAACAAACTGAAGCGTACAGCCTGGAGGTCATTCACCAACCACGTCACAGCATGTTGATAACGGGCCTCGTCCATCGACAAGACGTGGAGCTCACTTCGTAACTCTTCATCGACCACCAGCAGGAGCGGCGTGAGCTCGAAAAACCAGCGGGGTTTCTCTACGATTTCCATGGGTCACCCTTGGTTACAGATTGGTAGACAGGTGCATGCCGCGTAGTAACGTAGCAAGCGTCTCGGTGGATTTGACGCGGGTACCACCTCCAAGCACACTGTCGATGCTCGCCGATCCGTTCTCGACGATCTGACGGGTAATGGCGCGATTGGCTTTTTCGTCGCCACCACGAACTTTGATCATCTCCAGGATCGGACGGTCTAAGCCCTGAGAGCGCAGGATTTGCAGTTCAGGGAGTGACAGCGATGCTCCCTTGGAATCGTTGGTGACTTGGCCGGTAAGTTCGTCCACGTGACGATTGTCTGTCGGAATCGAGATCTTCTTAGACAACATTTGCTGTTGACGACGCAACGGAAGATCCACCACTAAGTATTTCTCTGGCGTCAGATACGTCACACCGGTTTTCGCATCCGTCAGCCAGAGTTGTTCGAAAAACTGATGACCGAGTTTCTCACCGACCTTCAGAAGGCGTCCGATATCAAGTTTGTCCTTTCCCAGATTGGGAACAGCCAGTGAAACAATTTCATCCCCGGTTTCCAGTTTTTGCATGTATTCATCGAACTGCGCGTCTGTCAAACCGTTCAACACCTTTTCGGTATCCTTGACAGTTTCACTGCCGGGCACCATTTCGTTCAGCCACTTGACGAGTTCGGCGGTTGCCGCCTTGCGGTTACCCATGGTTGTTTGTCCTTAGAGAAAGTCGGTACACAGAATCCGGCTCTTGGCCGGTGAAAGCCAAGAGCCGGATTTATTCAGTCAGGCAATATCTGCTGTGGGTATCGGACCATGAATTAAACTGCACGGCAGGTTGTTGGCCACAATCGCTGGGGCGACGTGATCAGCAAACAACCGCAACCAATCCAGTGGTTCAATCTGGTCAATCAGATTCACACGGACTTCTAACGTATCGACTTCTCGGACGTTGGAGAGTTGCTCTCGCCAGAAACGGTTCAGCGCACGTAGGTGGACAGGGATTTCCGTACCGGTCGGTTCGGCGTATTGCTCGGAGAAACGCCAGGCGCACCCGACGTCCAGCCGCGCCAGGGCTGTGTAGACACCCACCGTCAGCGGGTGTGTGCTTTGGATCAGTTGGATGGCCATAGGGAAACTCTTTTGGGGATTGAGGGGTCGTTAAACGACCCCTCAGGTTTTCTTGTTATAGCTTAAGGGATCTTAAGCCTTCTTTTGTTTGTTGTCGGTTTTGGACAACGGTGGGTGCCAGTACGGATGGTACTGNCCNGCCCGCATNCGACACAGGTCCAGCGTGGAAAGGAACTTCAACGGATGAGAGGGNTCGTCCTCTTCGAAGACCCAGTAGTTCCGGGTCCCTGAAAGCAGGAGCTCCCAGTCATAGCCTTTCGCCTTCAGCGAGTCGTAAAGCTCCTTGGCTGTACAGACCAAGTCGTTTTCGAGTTCTTCCTCGCCCTGGGACTCCGGCTTTTCAANGGTGGTTTCCAAACGGTAACCGAAGTGGTAAAAATACGCCAATTCCGCCGTGATCTGCATCGCGCGTTGCAGTTGGGGGTTCTCATCCAGCTTCCCACGAATTGTGGTACGCGACAATGTGACTTCCGGCAGCAAGTCCAGATAGTAGTTCTGGAGGTTACCGCCCAGGCCAAAACGATTGAGTGATCGGATGAAATTAAACTCCGACAACCCCATCAGTAANCCTTCCTGTTGAGAAACGATGATCTCGAAAGGCATGCCTGTCGGACCGTTCTTCGCTCGTAGGTTCTGAATCGTCAGGAGCTGTAGATCGGTGTCGCCGGTGTGACGATCGTCCTTACCCTTCGGAAACTCGGCTGTTTTGTCAGCTTTGTTTTGCAACACTTCCGCGCTGTGGACGTAGTAGAGATTGTTCGGCAGGAAGCTGAATTTCTCCGGGACATTCTTAAACGCATTCTGACCTTTGAGGAACATCAGTTGTTTGGACGGCGGAGCGTACATATCCAACTGGTGCTGCTTACCAACGTGAGCAGACGTGAGGACGTAAATACCGTGTGCCGCCGTCAGGGCCGGAAACTGGTTTAGCATTTGCGTTTTCACGGCCGCATCGCGCAGTGCTCCCGTGTTGGAGCTACTGTTACCGATCTCGGCTTTATCGTAGATGCCCTGTACCGCCTTGGTCATGAACATCGACAAGGAGTCGATCTCGGCGATCAGTGGTTTGATCGCCTTAAAGGGCTGTCCGGTCTCCCGATCTACAAACGGAGTCGTCAGCGTATTGCCTTTCAGATGATCTTTGTCTACCGATTCAGAGGCGTAGGCTTTTAAGGCATCGAACCAATCATCACCCATCATCGCGGTGGTGTCAGTAATCAACATGCGCTCTTCTGCTTCCAGATCGACACCTGCAATAAAGGGCAGGTGTTGAGCGAGTTGATACATGCGCTCGTTGGTGAGCGACATCTCAGTGTCGTAAACGTTGCACGTACTGGACTTGTAGCGATCCAGAATGGCCAACGTGAAGTAATGCATCAACGTTGACTTAAACGTATTGCCCTTACCACCGACACCGGTGAAATACGCCAGGCCACCGTTTAGGATGGACTCGCCGTGCTTACCCGTGTAGTAACGACCGTTGGGAATGTCAAAAAGGCTCCCGACGTTTAACTGGGGTCGCAACTTCGGAGCTTTCTTGAAATGATTACGCAGACTCATGTCGTAACTCAACTTAAGAGGGTAACACCCCGCTTAAGCAGCCGGGGACTCGATGCCTTCCGAAACCGTCTCCGAAGGAGTAACGACCGCGTCCGTGGGCGCCGGAACAACGGGCACAAAGGCCTTGAACGGCACTTCGGTATGTTCCACCAGCGCCTGAGCAACTAACGTCTCTACCTGATGGGTCGTCAGAGTATTGCGGTAGGTGTACATTTCACCACGCAGTGCGTAGTGGTTCTGCACGTCCCAACGGTAATCGGCCGGAATGTGAGCCAGATTCAGGGTCATGATCGACACATAGGAGCTGTAAAGCACCACCGTGATCTCCTGCGTACCCGGCGCACGCAATAGCAGCAGTGGTAGCGGTTGCTTCGGGCCACGAGTCATTGTATCACGGTAAAAACCCGTAGTGATTTCTTGGGAAAGTGTGTTGTCGTATTCCGGCAGACCAGCCAACCAATCCTTGAACTTGTGCTGGAACTCCGGGGTACCGATCGCCCCGTTCTCGGCGGGAGTCTTTTCCTCCGTCCCAAAGTACGAGCGACCCAGGTTCTGGATCAACGTGTTGAGAATGAAGTTCTGGGTGGCGACGGTCTCCGTTGCCGGGATCTCTACGTCACCCAGGATCGCTGCCGCTTCCTTGTCGCGAAGGATCTGTTGTGCCCGACCGTACTGCTCGGTGGCGCCCAGAAGACCCTTACGTTGGAGATCGGTCGTGGACGGACTATTCATCACGACGTTCAGGAGCTGCTGCAATAAAATCTCATTCAGCGCAGCACGCTTTTCCTGATAAGTCTTTGCTTCGAACATGAGGGCGGTTTCCTTGTGAGTATAGGGAAGTCGGCGTAGTAGCGACTCATACTAGCGCGCCTCTATGTAATAAAATGCGTTCGTTTACTGTCCTTAGTTTATGACCCCGGTCTCTTATACTCACACGTCTCGGAGCGACTCACTATGTTGAAAGATCTGCAAATGGCCAGCGAGACGATTTCGCTCGAGGCACAAGAACCCGACACCACTCCCCAGGCCACGTCTAAACTACTTTCGTTGATGGAACGCGCGGGGGAGTTCCTCACCAAAACCATCAGCTCGACGATTGGTAATTTTTTCCAGATCAAGGATCTTGGCTGGTTGGCGGTGAATGCTAGCCGTAAACCTTATTCCGATCTGCGTGGTATTCAGCTGGCAGCACCGCAAGGTTTCAAGGGTTCATTGGCTGACTACGGTGAGGTACTCTTCAAGGCCGCCGAAGCATCGGATGTTCTGTTGAAAGACATTCTGAATCCTTTCGCAGTATGGCTGGCAGGTCGACTCTCCGATCAGGAGTCTCTACGCGCACTGACCAACACGTTAAAGATTCCTGGATTCAGAGACTTCAAACCGGAGCAGTGGGAAAAGCAACTCGATCGTTTCTTCCCGCAGAAAACCGATCCCCGTACTCCGATCTACGGAGATCTGATCCGCCGCCAAGGAGACTGGGGTGAAATCAATAGCCTGGTGAAGAAACTCAATGCGCTCTACGCCAATGGCCATTACGAAGCGATCCAGAAGAAAGTCCCCGAGATCTCTCACCTTTTGGAAACGTTGGCTTCGCGCATCGACACCGGTAGCGTAGACCCGGCGCAGTTCCAAGTTTCATCCGTGGTGGTGGATCAGCTGGCCAAGATCACCTACCAGGTGGCTCAAGCCGTGGAGTTCTACGGTACTCTGCGTTACCGTACCGAAGAGTTCTTCAAGGCGGTGGACGATAACGTCCGGTTAGTGAAAGATTCCATTTGACAGCATACACGAGTCCTCTGGGCACGTTCGCGTGCCCAGAGGACTCTATGCGTTAAACTCGCCCGTGGAGACCGGCCGTTTCCAGCCCGCCTAGGAGTTCACTCGATTGTTGCAGTAGTCTCTGCACGTCGAGTATCATGGCTGGTTTGTTGTAACGTAGCCATTTCGGACATTTGTCCACGACGCGGACGGAGAGTTCACGAGCTTGGTCTTCCGAAATCTCATGCGACAAGATCTCTGGCGTGAGAATGTCACGGATATCGGTTTGTTTCCAGATCACCCGTTGCAAGCGCGAACTGAACGGTAACGAATTCTCATTGGTAGCGAGGACCATCAACTGATTCAGTTTTACTACAGCAGACTGTTGTAGTTTTTCTAAACGCGTCACTCGGGTGTACAGGGAAGTGACGAAGATTATGCGCTTGGTGTGTTGATTAACGAATTTAGACAGCACGAATTCTACTGTCTTGCGAACCAGGTTAGAGGTCGTCTGGCAACTCGCGAGATTAGTCATGTAAGACCCCATTGAGTTCAAGGAGGTAGCATCTGGAGGTTGGAGTATGGCCCGGCCCAGATACCCAGATCACCATCATTACTCTCGATCACGACAGCAAAGCGAACGGCACGAAGTGACTCAGGCCACGTAACTAACGTGACTTTCGTCTGCTCCCCAGCGAGCGCCCCTAACGTNTTACGGTCAGGAAGGTCTTGCGCCATCGTCAGGACGAAGGACAGNGTTTTATCTTCGCCNGACGTGCTACGGTAACACCCCTTGACTTTGAGTGCGCGCGTTGCTGTGGTAATCGACTCTCTGAGCTTGTAAGAATCTTTCTTCTTACTCTTACTTTGCTCATACAGTAAGGCAGTGATGTCCGTACGGCGCATGTGGTTCTTCGGATTGGCCTTGAGGTAATCCCGTAAACGATCTTCGAGATTACCTAAATGATCCATCAAACGGAACGACAAGCCCGGCGGATCGGCTTCGTGTAAAACCAGTTTCTTGGTTCGATCCATCAAACGTCGATTACGGCGATCTTTCAGTAGTAGGTCGCGCCCGAAATTCAGGAGTTCGTTGTAGAACGAAGGTTTGAAAATGTGGTCCAAATAAGCAATGAACACTCCTTGGGGCCGTCCGGTTTTCATTTCCTCCGTACCGGCTTTGACGATATCCAAGACCGGGTCACGTTCCTTCAGGAACAATACGGCAAAACTGGCATCGGCAATAGGCTTACCCACGAGTTCAATGTCATCGCGGATCGTGCCGATATAGTACCGGTGACGTCCATCCGGGGCGTCCGATTTGTCTTCACCGTACAGGGCAAAGTACCAGTTCGGGAGTGAGAACATGCGGTTGCGTTCGGATTTCGGACTCCAGAATCCTTTCGCGTCCATGACCTGGAGGGATTCGTGTGGAGTTTGATTACGGGCCGCCGTTTTACCGGCCGTCGCTAAACTGTCCGCACGTTCATTCCCCACTTCTCCCGAATGACCTTTCACCCAGCGAGTCGAAAACCCCACGCCGTTACTGGTCAGTTCAGTTTTGAGTTCCAACATCTGTTTCCAGAGATCAGCATTAGCTACGGACTGTCCGTCGCGTTTACGCCATCCACTCTTGGACCACGGAACCATCCACTGATCAAAGCCTTGTTGGACATACTGACTATCCATGACCAAACACGCGTGGTCGAGACCCGTGTTTTTGATCAATTTCAAGGCTTGTAAACCGGCGGTGAGTTCCGCTACATTGTTGGTGGCTTCGTGAGTAATGGATCCGAATCCATCCACGTAATGAGTGATGGTGATATCAGGCTTTCCCTTCCCCTTCATGTCGTAACCAGTAGGGGTAGGTAGACCTACTGCCATACCTGTACCTTGTTTGGCCGGCTCGTTGAGGTACAGGTATCCATGCACTCCCCAACCGGCAACGTTAGGGTTGTCACACCCACCGTCTGTATAAAAGACGCCGTGGGTCGGCTTAGTCGTCTCGGTGGTCATAGTGGTCCAGTTCACTTAGCATCGTACACGTAGAATCGTGAACTCACGTAAGTCTTTACCGATGTCCACAAGATGCCTGATATTGCGCATAGGCATGGTCTTGATCCTGATGCTCAGCCCGTATGTAGTTCTTGTACTCATTCAAACTCTGCGCTAATCCCGTCGTAAGGTTTTGTAAGAGTTCGGTATACTCCCCATTGTCTTTGTCATCTATCGCGAAATCTTTCGGTAACGGATGGCGTGTCGGAGGAATATATTCGGCACAGAACTGGGAATCTTGATGAGACACAGAGATAGGTTGAGTGGGGATCGTGTTTGGAAGCACTAGGACGCAGCCGGACAGTAAGACACACAGGAGGATAAGTCCCTGTTTCATTGTCTTTCCTCCTTGTCGTTATCTTGACCTCCCAAGAGATTTTTAATGTGTTGAAAGAAACCGGTATGTTTCTTTGGTTTCTCCGGAGGAGGTTCGGATTTGGTCGGGGGTTTCGTCACCTTTGGTCGATGGGCAAGTCGCCGCCTTAGTCTGGCGTTCTCACTTTGAGATTCTGAGAGTTTAGTTTGAGCATCTTGGAGTTTCGTTTCCGTCTCCCCAAGATGCTTGGAGAGTTCTCGCCTAGCGAGTTCACTGGTGAAATACCGTTCACGTAAATCTTTGTACCGATTCGTGAAACGCTGCATGGGTTCAGCCATCGCTTCGAGTTTTGCAGAGACTTGTAGTTCACGGTAGCGAGAAGCTCGTAGTTCGTCACTTAAATACGTGGTCGTTAACATCAAGATCAATGTGTTGAGCAACCATGCAAAAGTCAAGGCGTTGGCTTTGATCCAAACTCGGAACGTTTGCCCTTCAAACAAGGCTTCTTTCAAAAAGGGTGCTAGCTCGCGTAGGAGCCCAAGGATGACACTTAAAAGGCCCATGGCAGCGAACTCGATTAGGTTATGGTATGACGTTCGGTCATAGTTTTACCCTCAAAACCACCTATGGAGCCACTCAAGTGCCCACTTCAAATCCTACGCTGGCGGACACCTACAGCCTAAAGGGCTTTGTGTCCATCGGCGCATTTGCGGATAACACCCGCTATGAGATTGCCCCCTTAGGTGAGCTGTCTCTCCTCAGCGCAACGTATTCNAAAGATCGCCAGATTCTCGTCACGACCTCCGAAGGCGAATCACCCACGTCGTTGGAACTGGCGGTGTTTTCTTCCCGCTATGCCGATACGGGCGTGGCGGACATCCCCGTTCCCTACCAAACACTACTGACGGACATCATCCGGTGGTGCCATACCCAGGCCACGACCGGGGTTTTTACTAACGACCCGGAAGTTTGTCGTCAAGCCTTGATGGCGGAGTACGACGGTAAGATCAGTGACGCCGTTGTGGGTCCCATGGAAACCCAAGACACCATCTGGCTTCCTAAGAACCTGACGTTCTATATCCTCCCAGCAGGTCTGGGTGCAAGCTTCACTACCGAAGAACTTGCCGCACTGGATCGTTCACGCGTCAAACTTTGGTTTGCGGACTCGGCCTTCCGTGTAGAATACGATGAGTTTGACCTCGAGTTTTTGGCGCCGTTAGATGCCGATCGGTTGGATGACTTTTTCTTGAGTGCCGACCAAGTCAAGGACAAAGTCGCTTTGCGGACGCTCGAACAGACGCACATCCTGATTGAAGCGCTGAAGAACGGCCATCCGGAAACTAAGATCCGCACGCTGAATTTTCAGTATCACGATCCGTTAGATACGCACTGGCTCCTGGATACGAACTGGACGTTCGTGATCTACGGTATTGCCGGTGACAATATCGACTCGATGAAAGATTTGCTGTCGAAGTGGATCTTGGCAAACTCCACCCACACAAGGGAGGAGTGGGCGGTATTGTTCCCGGATATTTTCACGTCGACGGAGTTTATCCTGACCCCTTTGTGGAGTCAGCTGGCGATTCCTAACGAGACGAATCTGGAAGGAGTGTATTCTCCCACAGTGAATNTCCAGAAGGCCCTCTCAGTTGCTCGTCAGNCCTGTACAGGTACGTCCTATACCCCAGCGCACATTGACTCGGTAGTGTCTTCTTTTGGATGTCTCTACAGTTCACTTGCAGTACTGGTCGTGGGTGGTCCGGAGAACCGTAACGGAGTGGATCGTTTCGAGGAAGTCTGGCCGGACTATATTGCGGCCCTGACGTCGTCGCTGGACTTCAACCGTATGCAGCCCAAAACCCAGCAGTGGGTGGCCATGCTGTATGCCATGTTGAAAGTGGCTGAGTCCATGACAGAGTTTTCAGATCTCCCGCAAGCACCGTACCCGATGACGCGTCTGAAGCGTACCAACGCCGACGACCAGACATTCATGTATGTTGTGGCTAATTTTGACAACGTTCAGTACCTCGTGGTCTCTCGTCAGAGCATCAACCAGTATTTCCCACCGACGACAGTGGACGCACTGCAGATTACCTCTGAAGGCGCTATCGGTCTGACAGCACTGCCTAACGCGGATATTGCTGCCGGTACATACACCACGACCTTTGTGGGCGTGGGTGGTACCATGCCGTATACTTACGCGTTGGACTCGGTCTCTGATACCGCCCGACTCTCTGGCGCAGTGGTGGATCCTGACACCGGTGTGTTGACGGGTACGCCTGCCGCGGCAGGCGATATCCAAGTCACGGGTCGCGTGACGGACGCCAATGGTACGGTAGCTATCAAGACCTTTACGCTGCATTTGTTCACTGCACCGTCTCAGGGTTAAGGAGTAGGTTGTGGCCAGTAAAACTCCACCTCTCCACGCCAAAGGTGTCTTTTCTCTCAACGCGCCTTTCACCACGGTCGCTAACACAAACTACGAGTGTATTGCCGTTCGTAGTTTCCAAGACTTTGTGGATCGCGGCGAAGACGTCTATGTTAAGATCTACCAACCTGCCGGTATCTCTCAGGCGGATTACGAAACTGACAAAGCCGCTGGTGCGCACATCGTTACCCTGCAAGCCGATACCGCGGCGGTCATTTTCGTTCCCGATACGTACATTGCGTCGTTCCCGGATCTCACCGGGGTCGCTTACAAACGTATAGTCCTGTCGATTGAGTTAGGGCCGTTACCGGACACCGTGGACCTCACATTCCTAAAAACGGAAGTGGCCAGTATGGTGTCCGATACCGTCGGTGTGGTCAACACCGTCACCGAACACGTCGCCCCCTACTCGGGGTCGATCTCAGCAGATCAACACGTCACGTTAGAGGCGGCGCGTCAGGCGGCGATCACTAACCGAACGATTGACCGGGCCACCGTACTTAGTCAACAAGCGACGATTGACGCTCAAGCGCAACGTATTCAAGCATTAGAGTCGGCTGTATTACAGTTGCAGAATCCGAGTCCCTAAACGGCATACTCCCTACCTGGACACCAAAGGTCCAGGTAGGGAGTCTATGCTGCTATTTCACCAATTACGTCAGTGACACCAGAACACCGAACTCCGTCGGGTCGTCAGGTAACGGTGTCTTCTGGATCCAAGGGATATCCAACCACTTCCAAAGGAACGTCTGATTGACGGCCTTCAAGTAGTTGGGGTTCCCGTCACCGATAGATTCCAGTAACGCCAGTGCTGCACTAATGCGTTGTCCAGCTGGCGGTTTCTCGTGAGCGATCACCACACTGACGGCGTTGTAAATCAAATCCATCTGGAGATCGGAGTTTTTCAATGCATGTCCATTCAGCCAATCCGTCACGAGGTGCCTCCAGATCTCCTCAACGTGGGGAAAGCGCTGTAAGAGTTCCTTGACGTGGGACACACCCATGGCTTCCACAACGACCGGAAGTTTACCTAATGGACCAGCTATAAGCGTCCTGACTTCGTCTGGTTCGAAGACCTTGCGTTGGATAGGCATGTTAGTGAACCTTCTTTTTCTCAGCTGTCTTCTTGACGGCTTTGACTGTTGGTGTTTTACCACCCATCGAGTCGATCTTGGTCGTCACCTGACGGAACAACTGGTGCTTCAACGGAAGACTCGCGTTGTTCCAAGCATCCGGACCGTTACCCGTAACAACAGGATCACCGACACACGGAGACACCAACTTAAAGCCCAAGCCAAGGTCAATCACCAGATCCTTGGATTCACCTTCCAGATGAGCCAGTTCCGGCCACTTCTTCTTGGGTACGGAATGGACCTTGATGACTAACTCCTTCAGGTCATCCGCCGTCACGTCCTTCAGATCGAGTTGATCGAAGAACGCGTCCAGCGCCTTCTCGGTCGACGGTCCGTCGATAAACGATGCAGCACGGTGGGAGATCCACTGATTCTCGATCTTCGACAGACTCACGAAACTTACGCCGCCGGCTGGACTGAACAGCAGTTTACCTTCAGGCAGACTGACTACCACCGTATAGCTGACGTTTTGCTCCGACTCTTGGAGGATATAAATACCATCATCCACGGCCAGAATATTGGCATCCTTGACATCCTGTCCGTCACGCACTAGATCACCGTAGGTCTCGGTGTCCGGCACCACCCAGGCCAGCCCTTGCTCGGTTGGCAAGGCGAAATACTTCATGAAACGCTGCCTCAGTGCCTCGTCGCTCACTGAAACTTCAGGCTTCGCAAAGCATTTGGCTTGGAACAACTGATCTTGAGCTTCAGACGTAATGTTCAGTGACTGCGCCACACCGACCGGACCGTGTCCGGAGAGTACGAGCTCGTCGTGTCGTACATCAATGCGCTGCATGGCTTGCATCAAACCCTGCTGGAGTTCAGAAGCCTTCTCTTTGAGTGCAGGTAGGTTGGTGACCAGTAAACTCAAGAGTTCGTTGTTGAAGCTCACCAACGTTGCCACGCGGTTCTCGAGCGTGGTCACAGACGCGGGCGTGCGAATGAAAGAAGGGGCGGTGGTTTTCTTCGACATGTTCGTCTCGTAGGTAGTAAGTGGTTAGTCGTCGTCAACATCTGACTCAGACGGGTTCCTCGGCGTGTCCGCGATAACGAGGGATTCGGTCGGTGCATGAATAAAACGGTTCAGCAACCTCGTAATGCGCGCTCGTTGCCTAACGTGGTGGTTCATAGATGTGCAGAACTGACCCCTGTCGTCGACGTAACAAAACGGACGAATCGCATCGGTGATATCTCCGCCACGCTCCATCGTAAATAAAGCGAACGAACTACCTGATGAGATGTCTTCTTCCGTATCCAGGAAATAACAGCGGAACATCCAGTCATTGAAGTACGAGGCGGGAGGTATGATTTCTAATTGCAGAATGCCGTCTAAAGTAATGGTGCGTTTCTCGAGACGTTTACCATTGATCGGTATCCTTTGCCCTTCTTCACCCGTCATCCATAGCCATTCATTGACAGCACGCTGTCGGGCGTGCTCTGCTACGACGATCAATTCCTCGTCGGTGATTTCTTCGTAGGGTGGGAAACCCATTTGATCGTGCCAACGCTGGAATACTGCGTTGTAACTGGGACCATCAATTGCTTCAGCAGGGGCGGTTACCCAACACAGTTCGTGGACGGACCAACGCACAATCGCAGTGGTACGGTAACTCAATTGGTAACCGTTACTCGCATTGACGTGGTCAAAAGACACCACCACGTAACCCATGATTTCCGGCGCTTCTAAAAAAGCTAGTTTGACATCGTCTATTTTTCGGTAGAACGTCCCATGCGGCATCTGAACCGAGTCGTCGGAGTTAAGCGAGACGGGAAGTAAATCAACCAGATTTTCGAGCGAACCCCTTACCTCAACGAAACGTCCTTCATCGCACAGCGTTTTATAGAACGACTGAAACTCCACAGCCAATGGTCGATAATAGTGACTCGACAACCCATTTGGCGAGAGGTGAGTGCGGTATTCTTCAAAGCGTTTTTTCCACTCAATCTTTAGTCCGTTGTACTTTGGTAGACTATCGAGTAACGCCTGACGCTCCTCATCGGAACGAGCCAGATTGTATTTGGAGCAAAAACGTGGCCCACGACCATCCAGAATCTGACCACCGTTGAGCGGTTGATGAAACTGAGGAATGCCTTGACTGAAAGAAACAAAATATCCACTACGGAAATCGGGAAGTTGAGCGGACGGCAGAGCGGCTCGAATGGACATACCTAATGTATCGAGCAAACCGTACAGGTGGTTGATGCGTCCTTCGAGCTCGATTTCAAATGACGACTTACGGATACGTTCCAGAGACATCTTTACTCTCCCTTGGAAGAGCGGTCTTGGCCTAGGCCAAGACCGCGTGTTGGTTGTAAGTACCCGGTACAGAGATGTTACTGCTGTCCAGGACTAGAACTTCAGCGTTGGTAAAAGATCCGTGTCCTGAAGCGTAGTGAGAGATCATGAACAACTGACTATGACGGTTAGTGTCCATCAGTTGTTTGACGAAATCCATCAACCGTACGCGATGTTGTTCGTCGAAACCTTCGCCGGGCTCATCCAAGAACAGGGGATAGTCCGTAAGGTTGAGATACAACATGGCCGTGAGTTGAAAGGCGAAGTCAATCATCTGACACTGACCTTTCGATGTCTTGGCGACGTCCGGGACGACGTTATCGGCTGCCGCGAACTGCACTGGGAAACGATAGTCGAGTTCACCCGTCTCCAAACTACACGTCTGGACGGACATGTCGTATGTCCATACCGAAGCAATGATCGAATTGATTTGAGCTACCAAACAGCCAATGTCATTATCAAGTTGCTCGGCGATTAACCCTTCGTTTGGTGAAAGAGCCTTTACCAACAAACTCAGGGCTTCGGCGTCGAGGTCCACTTCAGACTTCGACTGTTGGAGATCTTTCAGTACGCCTTCTTGGGATTCGTACTCGGAGAGCTTACGTAGAGCGTCACTTAATGCGTTCTGTTGTTGGGTGACTGCTTCATCAATGACGTCGTTACGCAAAGCGTCGATCAATACCCGATTGATATCGACGATCTGCGCATAGTAGTCCTCGAGACGCTTAGCGATTTGATCACACTCTTGCCGCCGCCGATGGTACTGACTGACCCAGTCGCGTGACTGGCGGAGCGTTTGGAGACTTCCAGTGGCTTCGACGAGTTCATTCTGAAGTCGCTCTAAACGTTGGGTCAGTAGTGAACGGTCCCCTACCGACGAACGTCGTTCTTCGATCTCCCGGTATTGTGCTAATAACCTTTCAGCTTGTTCACGTTGAACGTTGGTTGTTAGATCACGTTGCCATAAGACAAACAACGTACCGTTTTGAGAGGGGTTATCTAACAGGAGTTGGTTGGAGAGGATGTAATCCCACAGAGGAGCTAGGCGTGGATAGCCCCGTACAAAACCTCGGAACTGTTTGTAGAGTTCCCCGTAGTGATCGGACTCTTCCAAAAACTGCTCGTGTTGACGAATCGTTTCTCGAAGAGACTCGATCGAGGTGACGTGTTCGTCTTGCCACCGGTGTAACTGAGCGAGTTCTTCTTCGGAATAACCAGGACGCCAGACGTAATGACAACTTGGACACTGGGTTTCTTTCGCTTCGTTCAAAACGTCGATCTTGGCTTTGATTTGTTCGAGCTTGGCCGAACTGTGGTCGATGGCCCCTTGGGCTAACGTGACGGCTTCGCGTGCTCTCTGTGCCGTGTCGTGAGTGTAACGGCGATCGCGGTTGTCAGGGAGTTGACGGAAAAGAATCTGGACTTCCTGGTGGATCGACTGCCAGTCGCGCTGGATCTCCGAAGGTTGACTTAGATCCTTGAACACCTCAGGGGTGCTACGTAGCTGCGAAACTAATGCGCTTTGTTGTTCGATGCGTAGGGGGAGATCTTCAAGATCCTCACCCGCGTCATTCACAACCGACTGCACTACCGACTCTAAGTCACTACATTCATTCCCAATACGCTCGACAAGTCGCTTACCAGATTCCACTTCCACATTGAGTTGATCTAACGTGACGTGAACGTCAAAGTCTTCACGGAACACCCACCCCGGCGCAATCTTAGGCACCTTACGGAAGTATTCTCGTGCGAGGGCCTGGGTTTCTTGCGTGATGTTTGTCAACCTGTCCTTCTGAAACTGCAAGGAAGGTAGATTCGGAATGCGTTCGAGCATCAGAACGTTTAGTTCTTCACGCAGGTGTTTCTCCTGACTTCGAAGACCCTCGATATCCTGGAAAGCTTGAAAGACTTGAGTCTCATGACTGAGGCGGGCATTCAAATGTTTCAGCGCACCTTGTTGATCGCGCGATCGGCTAGCGATGCGTTTGAACGTCCCTAGGGCGTACCCGTAGTCTACTTGAGAGATCAGCGTGATCCACTTGCGCCGTTCGATCGGCGCCAAACGCGTCAGTCGAACTTCACCCGTCAACAGGTCGTGAATATCTTTGTTGATGTTGAAGTGCTGATACACCAGCACCTTCTGTGATTCCGCCGTACCACCGGGATTGAGTTCCTCACCGTCGACCACGAAACTGTGTTTGTTGTTCTTGAACACCGAATCGAGCTGATATGTCCGACCTTGGTGTTCAATCGTGATCTTTTTGAATCCATCTTTCGAGTAATTCGAACGATGGCCCGGTAACGGGGAAAGTTCACTCAATATGGAACTCTTACCGCTACCGTTAGTACCAAGAATCAATTGCTGTTGGGTCGTCGGCGTGTAAATGAAATGCTTGATGTTATTACCTAGTAGACGTTGGTACCCGAGTAGCTCCAAACGCACAATGCGCATGTCGATCTGAACCCCTGTATGTCGCTAACATAAGGTGGTTATGAGTCGTCAATAAAAACACCGCCCTAACCGTATGACCTTACCTCTTACCGAGTCCTCAGACATGTCAGATCCGACTAACCCCGAAATCTCTGGTTTGGTGCTGTACGCCTTCGGACGTGCGGCAAACAACAAAGCGCTTAATAGCTTGGAACTGGAAGTCACCCCCACCGAACAGCTCAGTATGTTAGATGGTGAACTGGTGTCACTACCATTTGACTCCGAAGTCGAAGGGCAACGACCGGATGGTTCGTCGTATAGTGCCAGTGTGAAGCTTAACACGGCTCTCACTGCGACGTGGTTCCCTTACGGTTCAAACCGTAAGACCCCACCGGACGTGCGTCGAGGTGAACGTATACTGATCTACCGTTACCGGGACACCGATCAGTTCTACTGGAAGGAAACCGGACTGGATGATCGACTACGTCGTCTGGAGACAGTACACTACCGATGGTCAGCCACCGCCGATGAAAAGGCGGATATGGAGGACGCAGGGAACTACTACCATCTCTCGATCTCCACACACGAAGGGTTGATTCATCTGGAGACCAACAAAGCCAATGGGGAAAAAGCGAAGTATGCATTGCAGATCAACACCAAAGACGGTGTTGTTGCCTTAGCTGATGACCTTGGGAATTTCTGGCAACTGGAGTCAGTGGAGAAAGTCATCTCGTGTCAGAACGGTGACGGTACACTCTGGCAGCTCAATAAGAAGATCCTCTACGGTTATGCCCCAGATCAGATGCATGTTATCACGGACAAATCCATCCACTTTGAAACCAAGAATTTTTTATTGGATTGTGAAACGGCTCAGATCAATGCCTCTAGCAAGGTGGGTATCAAGACTCCGTTATTCGATGTGCAAGCGGAGAACTCCAAGTTCTCTGGTAATGTCGAGATCGGCGGTAGTTTGACCCAGAAAGGCACCGCGACGTTCCAACAGCCAGTGACCTTCCAACAGCAAATCACGGCCAACGGAATCACATCGTCCAAACCGATCGTTGGTCCTTCGAATACCATTTAAGTGCATACGCCCCCACTCACCTACCGAGGGTGAGTGGGGGCGATTATGCTGTTAAACAAACTTACCTAATTCGAGGAATGACCCGCGAGTCCATTCCCAAGGACGGAAAGGTTCCAGCGAGTTGTCCAAAGCGGCTCGGGTACGCCAATCGGTGGTGCGGAATCCGTAGTTGGCTCGAGTGTTGTGATCTGCCGCCAGGACATTGATACCCCAATCCGGGAAGATCTCGTACTCACAGAGTCGTCCATAGGCGCCAAACAGCGGTAAGCGTTCAGTCCCCTTAGGCGCTTCAAAGCGTTGCGGGAACTTTGAGTTGATGGCTGGAGTACGGGAGACGTAGAGGTTGTCCGCCTTTAACACCACCACGAATGACTGTGGTAATGTTAGGTATCGTTTCAGAACCGTGTCGGAGTAAAGTTCCGTGGTCGAAACCTGATACTCGTTGTGCGTGTACTGGGTCAGCCCTAAACTACTTAAGTCAAGCGTCTGACGCGACTGTAGATACCGTTCCGGCAGGGCTAAACGATTGATGTTGATGCGTAGAGTCGTCGGACCTACGACGTCGTATACGTCATCCAGAACGTGCAAATAGCCACCTATTACCAACAGTACCGTGCGACCCTCTACGCTGTAGGGAAGTTGAACGTAGATATGATCGGACATCGGAGCACCGGCGACTTGCGTATAGAGCATGGACTCCGTCAAGGGGAGTTGATCAATCACCCCCACGTCTTTAAACGAATGCATGCCAAGGTGGTTGGCGTTCCCAGTACGTCCCGTACGTCCCCCGTCGATCACTTGCAGACCTGTCGCCGTACCGCCGGAACGGTGAAAATAACCATTCACCGAAACGAGCGCGTAGCGTTGCCATTCCCGGAAGTCAACGCCGGGTTTGGAAAGCAACAGGTCGTTCTTGGCTCCGTAGGGAATTTCCGCGTCATCGTTACGGAAGCGATCAATGGGCTTGACATTATACCCTGCGCGCCAGACATCGTTGTAGCGCAAACGCTTGAGCGTAAACAACGGCGAGGTCGGTACGGTGGGTAAGGTGGTGTCCCCGTTTAATACAAGCCACTGATCGACGGTCAGGGCGTGGTAGGGTCCCATGATCGTTTCGCGGATCAACCCCAGATCCAGATAAGCTGGAACCGTGAGGGATGGGTGTGACAAGGTCAACCAAACCCGGCGGTAGGTCGCAAAGAGTTGGTCGAAGGTCAGTCCGCCTACCGATGCGTCACTCCACAAGCCGTCCAGACCCTTAGCGCGTGCCTTGGCGGCAACGAGTTGATAGGCCATACAAAATCCTCGTTTAAGGCATGTTTAAAGGGCGTCCAGCCGGCTAAGAAAGGGCTGAACTTATGATATGGTACACGTACTTTTTAACGTCGTTTCATACGATGACGCCCCCGTTGGAGATTTGAGCTATGCCTACTGGAACTACTGCGTATCCGTTCGATCCCTACGGTACGCAACCGTCGAATCGTATTACGGCGGAATTTCAACCTTTGTCCCCTCCGGAGTTATCGGAATTTCTCTTTATCATTCCGGAAGCGGCCCCGTTCTTTGCTGAATCGCTGTCGATCGTCCACGTACCCAGTATGCGTACGTTGGTCGAAGGCGTGGACTACATGCCGACGCATTTGTTCCATGATGCGTCGCTAGCTTGCGCTAAACCGATTTATGGGTCAATCACGTTCTTTGATAACACTTTGACCGGTGCAGGGAAACTGACCTACCAGACACTCGGTGGTGATTGGGTCTTGACGGCTCAGAAAATCATCGACATCTTGTCGAACAAACTCGTCAACCCACGCCGCGTGACGTGGGAGCAAGTTGCTGACCTTCCCTATGCCTTCCCACCCATTGACCATGACTGGCATTTGGATGACATGGTGGGCATGAAGGAAGTGGTCGAAGCTCTTGACAGCATTTTGGCGGCCATGCAACAGTCGGGCGACCAAGGTCTGGCTACGCATATTGCGGATAAGACCAATCCCCATCAAGTCACCAAAACCCAAGTGGGGCTGAGTGACGTGGAGAACCTCCCTGTCGCGTCGATTGCCGAAGCCCAGGCTGGTACCGCTCCCAACCGGTACTTGACGGTCTTGCGCGGCGCTCAGCTCGTGCAGGCGTTGATTGGTACGACCCTTGACAACCATATCAACAACACCGCTAACCCGCATCAGACGACCAAAACGCACGTCGGTTTGGGTAGTGTGGATAACTTCGCTACCGCCTCTCAGGTGGAAGCCGAAGCGGGTATCTCGCCGTCGAAATTCATGACGCCACTGCGTACCGCGCAAGCGATCGCCGCTTTAGCGAGCGCACCCATCAACACGCACATTGCCCGCACTGATAATCCCCATGCGGTAACCCAGGCTCAAGTCGGTTTGAGTAACGTGCAGAATTACGCGATTGCGGATGTCGTGGCGGCGCGCGCGGGTCTTTCCAACGTTCTGTACATGACGCCGGCTATGACCCGTGAGGCGATTGAGACGATCGCCTTGCAAGGGGTGTCTGATCACATTGCCGATATGTCCAATCCCCACAACACGACCAAAGGTCAGGTAGGGTTAGGAAACGTCGACAACTACGCCACAGCCACGCAAGTGGATGCCGAGACCGGTACGGCCCTAAACCTGTTCATGACGCCACTGCGTACCGCGCAAGCGATCGCCGCGCTGATCGGTGACGCGTTAACGGCACATATCAACGACAGCGCTAACCCCCATGCGGTATCAAAAACCCAGGTAGGTCTAGCGAACGTCCAGAATTACGGGACGGCTGATAACGACCAATCCGTGGCGGGTGTGGCTTCCAATCTCTACATGACTCCCGCAGGAACCAAGGCTTTGATCCTGGCGTTGGGTGGTGGTACAGGTGGTGGTGGCGATCTCGCTGCTCACCTTGCGGACTTTAACAATCCGCATGAAGTCAGTAAAGACCAAATAGGTCTCTCCCTAGTGGATAACTTCGCCACGGCGACATTGATCGAGGCCAAAGCTGGCACGGCGAATGATCTGTTCATCACGCCTGCTGGTGCGGCGGGACTAATTGGTTTCCTGGTTGGTGATGCGTTGTCGGCTCATCTGTCTGACAACGATAACCCTCACAATACCACCGCTAGTCAAGTTGGGGCTTATAGCCAAGCGCAGTCCGATGCCGCGCTCGACCTGAAGCTCGATAAGACGGGTATTGCAGCCGACACGACGTTGTTTAGCGGACATACCTTCACGGACACCATGGCGCTGGCTGCGGATGTGGTGAATTACCCTGTCGACGTAAACGTGTCTGGTTTGGTGTGGACGCTTCTGGGTGAATACAGCTTCGGTACGACGGCAGGTGATCCACCGGTAGCCGATATCATGGGTCTGGTCACGGGTGGGGAACCGGCGACCTATCAGCGCGCCGCGACGTTTGAAGTTCATTTGACGGTAAGCAATCTTGCGCTGTCGAAAGTAGTGGTGCACTCGGAGATCTATTCGGCGGACGTAACCTTTGGTTATGTTGTCAATACCGTAGGTGGCGATACCACCGTGTCCTTGTATGCCCGTGGTCAAGCGGGTCGTAAACCGTATGCGATCTCACCCTTGTCCCAAGACAGTAAGTTCTTCAAGAACACCAATGCGGTGGTTCAGGTCGAGCCGGTCGGTATCACCTACCTGACGTTAAATCTGCCTCCGTTCACGCGTGAACTCACGCGGTTTGGCGATCTGACGTTTGGTGTCTTGCCTTTCGTTCTCAACGCCGATCAGATTGCGGGTTCGTTAGTGGAGTGGGTGTCCGTGGCGAACACCGATGCGGAAGAACTCGATACCCAAGCCGTGCAAGCTGATCTTCGACACGAATATGGTTCGTTCATTCCTTGGTCGGGTTATGCGGATCTGTATCTCTACAAGGATCTTCCGATTCTGGATGCCTGGGGCTGGAACGCGACGATTGATGGGGTGTTGCTGGACACCGCTACTGTTGACGGTAGTGCATTCCTGGCAGCTCAAGAAGCCGAACTGAACTACACCTTCGAAGTGGAATTGAGTTCCACCGATCCTGCCGCAAACGGTGCCGGTGTGATTGCGGCGCAGGTTATGGTCGGTGACCGTCCGGTAGCGATCACTGTGATCCGTACGCCAGGTGGATTGGTGCAAGCCGAACCAACCAAGTACAAACTCAAGACCGTGGCGATTCACGTCGGGCAGTTGGACATGACGGACGTGGCCAGTGCTAACGGTAGCCTCCAATGGTCTGACACGGCACTCCCTGATGATGCGCGCGATCCGGCGCTATATAACCCAGTGGGTCACGGTTGGGACACCGCCGGTGCGACGCGTATCAAAGTGGTGCGTGCCGGTAATACCTTAACAATTGACGTTTCGGATTTCGGTAGTACGACTTACGTCCCAACGGAACAGGTCGTGATTGATTTGACTTCGTCTGCTCAGTTCGTGGCTTTCGCGGACCGTCCTTCGAGGTGGGGTTTTGCCAGTCTCAAACAACCGTTCGTGACCTTTAAGGTCTTGAACCGTCCGCATTTCTACCTCGATTATATCCGCACGGGTGTACCGGCTGATAACGGCAAGCAGCGCTTGTATCGTTACAACGGTGCGTCGTGGGATATGAGTTACCTGGGTCTTAGTAACCCGAAGGTCCGGCCGAACCGTCTGTATTACAGCGACTGGAACGGTGTGTTGTACCAGTCCCAACGTAACGGCCGACTGCGCCCGATCTTGATCGAGGCATACAGCCGCGCTAATCCGACGGTCATTACGGCCTGACTTACCACCTTTACAAGGAGCATAGCGGGTTATGACCCCTCCAGTACTTCAACTCCCGCTTGACCTCTCCGGAACGGCGGCGACAAACAAAGTCGCCGCCGAGCTCCACGCCGTGGCGGCCACCGGAACTCGAGCATTTGCCACCTTACGTGGTCCTTTCTTTACCCGTGGTTTGGTCGTGCGCGACAACGACACGGGTGTGACGCTGGTACCGGATGTGGACTACCGTCCGGTACATATGTTCCTTGAAGCGTCTTTACGTTCGACGCAAGAGGTCTGTAGCGTCATTATCCTCCTACCGACGTGTCCGACGGTGGCCCCGTCGGTGGACTACCAAGCCATTGGTGGTGAATACAGCGCGTCGGTGGCGTCGATCGAACAGTTGATTGAATCGTTAGATCTGGACAGTCGCACCGTTCGGTGGGGTGACTTGCTGGGTGCACCGGAGTATTTCCCTCCGACGGCTCATTTACACGACATTGGTGATCTTTACGGTTTCGAGTACGTCGTGGCGGCTTTGGAACAACTCCGGCGCGCGATTATTTTGGGCGACCAAGCAGCCTTTGATGAAATGCGTCAATACATTGACGCACAGGACAATACGCTGCGCGGTCTGATCGGTGGTTTTGATTCGTTGTTCAACAGCCACATTCAGAACACGAACAATCCTCACGTGGTCACCAAAGCCCAAATCGGCTTAAGTAGTGTGCAGAACTACGGCGTTGCTTCTACCGTGCAGGCTCAAGCCGGTACGGCCGATAACGTGTATATGACGCCGCTCAAAACTGCTCAAGCCATTCAAACCCTGGTGGGGGCGAAAGTCGACGCGCACATCGCTAACGCGAACAACCCTCACAACACCACCAAGGCACAGGTGGGTTTGGGCTCCGTTAACAATTACGACTTTGCTTCCCAGCTGCAAGCTGAGCAAGGACAGATCTCTACCGCGTACATGACGCCGTGGTTGACGGGAAAGGCGATTGCCTTCCAAGCGATAGTCCCCCTCAATAACCACATCGCGCGCACAGACAATCCTCACGGAGTGTCGAAGGCCCAGGTGGGTTTGAGTCTAGTGGACAACTACGCCACAGCCACTCCCGCACAGACTCAAACCGGTACGGCAACCAACCTGTTTGTCACGCCAGCGGGTTTAAAATACGTGCTGGACAACGGCCTGTCCGGTCAGTTTGCGGCACATATTGCCCGTACTGACAATCCCCATAGCGTCACTAAGACGCAGATCGGTTTGGGTAACGTCACAAACAACAATCAGGTAATCAATTCCGGTGGTAATGTAATCTACCTGAAGTGGGCGGGTTCGGAAATCCAAGCTCAAGTCGATGCAACGGCGATGGGACGGGTGCATACCACTGCGCAGCCTGATCCGAACATTGCCGCCCACAGTAACCGCACGGACAATCCCCACAACACCACTCAAGCTCAAGTCGGTTTGGGTAATGTACAGAACCTTCCGTTAGCCGGGCAGGCTGATGCAGAGTCGGGAGCGTCCAACGGTTTCTACATGACACCGCTGCGCACTAAACAAGCCATCACGGCTCAAGCGGTTAATCCACTCCAAACCCAAATCAACCAACGTGTAGTGATCAACTCCGACGCGCAGTTGAATTCGCTGTCGATTTCAAGTGTCGGGTATCTTTACAACAGCAGTGGTAATTTGGTTGCGCGTGTAGGCGGCAATCGGTACTTCATCTTTGGGTCAAATGGTAATTTCACGGCTAGCAATGGTCGTGTGATCGCCGCTTCGGGTTTCCAACCTTCGGATCGTCGATTCAAGAAAGGACTACATAAAGTCGTCGCGCGTCCTCTGTGGCGCGGATTCACGTTCAAGGGTTGGGAGAACACCGAAAACCAACAGTCCGAACGCGGTGTGGTGGCGCAGGAATTACTCAAAGTTGCAGAGGACCGCGTGTTCTTGCATGACTTCGGCCTGAAAGGCCGTAAGAAAATGCGCTACGTGGTCGACTATCTTGGTACGGCCTTCGAGATGGCCTACGCTGCCGGCCAGGAAAACGACCGTTTGCGTAAGACAGTTGACGCACAAGGGAAACTCATCGAACAGCTCTCGAAGCGGCTGGCTGCTCTCGAAGCGAAGCGTTGAGGAGGGAACATGGCCACGCTTTACTTTAACCGAGCCAACCAGGACTTTGACGATCTCTTTGAAGCCGACGCTAGCGGTGTGACGATACCCGGTTATTACGCTTCAGACGGCGTTACCCTCCTGAAGTACGCCAGTGTTGCCGATGGCAGTAAGATCGCTGACGTGGAGCACTACACGGCAGAAGGCGTTGACGTTACCAACGTCTGGGCGGGTAAAGGGACAGTGTCCTACGTTCAAGCGATGCCGGATCTTGGTACCTACGACCCTACGATGATTATGGTGGTCCCGGTCAATTACGCTAATCGGATGCGTAGTAGTTTGGAACTCACCATGGTCAACGATGGTACATATCAGCTCGTGCTGTATGGCACCAACTTTGTGGATGATACTCGCGTATCCGCTGGTCAACAAGTAACTAACCCAGCTACTGGTGTCGTTGTGGCATCCGGTAAGTGGCTCATCCAAACCGGTGCCGGTAAAGGCGCTGGCTATACCCTCGAAACTTCTATTGGGAATACCGAATGGGGTCGCACGGACTACAACGTCATACCGCCGACGAGTTGGGTTTACCAAGCCAATTCCATGTTGGGTAGTTTCAACACGTACTCAGGTACGACTGAAGGGATAGGGTCTTTCTCGCTCGATACCACACGTGTGGTGAAAGGCGTTTTGGACATGACCCCGACCGGTAATAACGACAACAGTTCTTGTAACGATAAGAACGCTGCGTTCTCACGGTACTGGCGCGGTCGGATCAACTGCCGCATCCTGCGTAACGGCGTGGTGATGGATACGTTTGTGTTCAGTTTCCACGTTCAATTACGCTGGTCTAATACCGGTGACTGGACACCCGGTACGGGTGGCGGTGGTGGCGGTGGAGGCGGCGGCGGCGCTTGTGTGGTACTCGATGCGGAGATGTTCGACGGTCGAACAGCGGGTGAGTATCGTTTGGAGGATACCATCCTCGTGACCGACCCGTACGCTCTGGAGGGCAATCCCAATAGCGACTACGGGACGATCTGCTACAGCGAACCCGTCCAGCAACCGTGCGTGGAAGTGGAGTTGTCCAACGGTGCGACGCTCAAGATGTCGACGACAGCGCCGATCCCGACGCAAGATCGTGGCTTCTTGAACGCCCCTGACTTGCTGGGTGAGTTGATTCCTGCGGCGAAGCGTAGCGATGTACTACGTCCTGATTTCAAGGGTATGTCTGGACAAGACGGTACCCCGAACGTTCCCTTCGAGTGGACGACTGTGGTGGCGGTACGTGACATTGGCTTGCAGTGGGTGCGTCACTTGACGGTAGATCATCCTCAGCATTGCTTCTGGGCGTGCTCCGGTGGTGAATGGTTCATTCTTCATCACAACCTGAAACAGGCTCCTGGCGGCGATACTACGTTACCGTCGTGACGCTTCGGTGTGGGTATCTGTAAAACAAAGTGTAGAGTCTCCCTGGGGTCACACCCCAGGGAGACTCTCTTTTATTTAGGAGTGTTTGGATATGCTCGCTTCACAAACGTTGTATTTTCCTTCTTCGAACCAAGTCACAGCCGCGGCGGACTTTACCAATTTCGATGCGACCTTGAATGTAGTCTACGACGAGCGAGCCACCAAGGTATTAGGAAAGAAATTCTATCGGGTGACGCAGTCGTTCCGATTCTTCCGAAGCCGTGAGGAGTCCAACGTGTGGGCTTATGTCCCAGCAGGGTATCTTTCCGACGGTGCTTCGGTGCCGCGGTTATTCCAGTGGTTGTTACCGGCGTGGGGACGTTATGGTCAGGCGGCGGTTTTGCATGACATCTTGTGTGATACGCTGCAACTGTTCAAGAACAGCGTACCGGTACCCATTACCCGTAAAGAAGCTGATCATCTCTTCTTAGACGGTATGGTTGCAGCTAAAGTTCCGTGGCTGACACGGATGGTGTTATTCGCAGCGGTGCGTCTGTGGGGGTTGTTCGGATGGCGTCCCAAAGCGGAGTGGTTAGCCAAGAAACGAGCTTTAGAAAGCGAGTACATGAAGAGTTACGGTACCTATCGAGACCCTTCTGAGGTTTTCACGCAAGTTAGTATTGCGCGGTGCGGTACCCAGGTGGCTTCTGAAGCCCATTAAACAGCATACAGCCCGTCCTCAGGGACGGGCTGTATGCTGTCACTGCTGTGAGGGTGTATCGGGCGTAGCGGGCTTCTCAGGGGCCTTGGCTGGCGCGTCAGCTTGGGTATTCTCCTCTTTGAGAACATCCACCATCGTTCGCACCACCATTTGTAAGGTGTCGGCATTAGCCTTACTGTCGGGATTACGTAGGGTTCCGACGGCTAGCGTAAGGGAGATCAAAGTCATCACCACCATCAGGATGATAGCTAAAGGTGACATTCGCCGCGTTGGAGGTACAGTCGGTGGTACTGGCGTCTGCGTATCCACTGTGGGGACAAAGCGAACGGTACTACCTTGGACTTCCACGTCTTGGCTCAAGATCGTCAACAACGTAGGCAGGGGCAGGCTACGTATTTTGTCATGCGCTTGCTTACCGGACATCGTGACGTTCAGGTAGTAAGACTCCGGAACAAGATTATTGAAAAGCAGTACCGCTTGGGTACTCCATTCAAAGTCGGACAAGGGATGATCCCCTGCAAGCCCAACGAGATCGTCGAGTTTCACTGTGGTCAGCCTCTGGGTTTTTTCTTTTAAAGACCGGGAATTTGGTCTCGAAAGATTTGTGATTGGTAATAAGCGACAGCTAAAGCATCGACTTGGTGTTCATCTAACGTGGATAAGTCAATTCCAGAAGCGTAAACCAGAGGGAGCCTAGCAATCGCCACCGTCACATCGTCTTTCGTCACTCCCCGCTTGACCAGTACACCTACGGCTTTTTTGGCCGTCGGGGGATCCACCACGTCCAAAGGAATATACCGATCGTATCGGCACACCGCACGACGGACATAACTGACGCATTCCGTCAGCGCCGCGAATGCTTGGGGAAAGCGTCCCATGTAGGGCGCTTCGCTACAAATAGCGTGAGGTTGCCATTGTTCAAAGAGCAAAAACAGGCGATCTTCTAACGCCATCAAACGCGCCGTGCGTGTACCATGAACGTCTTCTTCGACTCGGTACATACTCAAGAGCTTTTGCGAGTGGAGCGTCTCGGTATAAGTAACGGTGCGTGAGCCGTCTTGCAGCGATAAGTCTAGTACGGAAAAACCGAGGTTCTCCGTACCGGGATCAATACCTACCACGCGGAAGGGGTGAGACGCTTCGGGGCGTGGTTTGGACACATTAACCGCCCGACAGCCCCACCAGCGGCTCAGTACCGCCAAGATCGAGGTCGTACTTAAAGCCTTCCGACGTAAACGCCACCGGCCACAGGCCTGTGATGTGCGTCACGATCTGCGCCATCACCACTTCGTTCATATTGAACGCGGACTGTCCAGGGTCGGTTACCGAAAGTACTCGGTCACAACCAGCCACCAGCCCGATTTCGGAGATCAGCGCGCGCTCTTCTGAACCGTAAAGGATTTTCGCCACTTCGATCAGTTCTGACACATCCGTTGCGCCGAACTCCAGCGAGATCATCGCCGAGGTGGACAACGACGTCCCATTCGTCGTCACCACGTTATCTGGACTAGGATCCTGTGGTGTAGGATGAAGATTCGCGTTGGTCGGAACAAAGGGTACCGACGTCGTCACTCCGTTGACTGTGGTGTTATGCAACATCTTGACTGGATCACCGGAAATGGGAATACGCTTGAGATAATAAGCGATGAAGTTCTCGCCATTCACCGTGATCAGCTTACGCAAACCGTAAGCCGCCCGGTCAGCCACCGCCAGGTCTTCGGTAGGGCTACGCAGCAGAAACGGGATCTGGTTATACAGACCAAAATCATCTGGGGAATGCTGCCGTGCCTGCACATACTGACCGCCGTCCGCGCCCGTGCGGTTGACGTGTCCGTTGGTGCCGATACTGTAATAACGTACCACCGGGAAATCGCCACTGGTGGGCAACACAGCAGCATTCACTCCTAGCGCTTCGTTCAGGGTGGTGTGTTCAACGTACGTGTAGGGTTTACCCTGTTGCTGAGCCGCCAGCAACCGGGAGCCGTTGATGGTCCGCGTGATGATGCGGGGTGAAGTAGACATGCGAACACTCCAGTGGATAGGTTTTTGAGGCGCAAAAGGGCGGTCACAATATAGATCGGGATGTAAAAGACTAATGGGCGGTATAAAAAACACTCCTCTTTAAAGAGGAGTGTTTTATGTTCTTTAAAGACTTTCCTGCGATGGGAGCACCATTCACGTTGGACTTATAGGTTACCTATAGATTCAATTTGGAAGTCCCCATAGGCACTACTTGTACCGTCAGATACCGTACACCGGAAAGTGGCAATGTGAGAAGAGAAGCTTCCATTAGTCGACGTATCGTCAATGGTTACCGTTGGTGTGTTGGCTCCGCTAGCAATGGTGAGGTTGGCTTGACCTGTGACTTTCGTCCAACTAAAAGTCTTCGAAGCAGAACTACCATTGCTTGAAGCGGTGATCGTACTAGTTTGATTCCACCCGAAAGTAGCGTTACCTGTAAACGTGACACTAGTGATCGGCGTGTACGGAGGGGGGTTATCCGCGCCTGAGAACTGGGAGAGTTTCAAACCTGCTACCGTTGTGGAAATTGCGGCGTTGGCTGCAATGTTCGGCACGTATGATCCACCACGCACATAGGCACTTAAGTTGTTCGGACCAGAAAAAAACGCCTTTACTTGCGAGAATTTAGGGTTAGTACCAAGTGCCATGTCAAATCCTTAAGGAATAGGAGGCGGGCCTTCGAGGGTGGCCTTGAGAGGGTAGCCGGGTGTACCCGCCCGGACGTTGTGAAAGAAGTCGTAGGCAACCTTGTTGTAAACCAGGATACCCATCAACGAAATCTTAGAAAGGTCTGCACCCGTGACAGGGTCGAGGTATCCTTGCGGGACCAGACACATCTGCATCAGGTTCGACAGATCTTGTTCGAGAGTGTCGTTCGCGGTACCGATACGTTGATAGGTGTTTCCCATCAAGATATACGGTGCGCCGTTAAAGATCACACGTCCATGTTGGGTCGTGGGATCGTAAAAAAGTTGCTCTTGCGAAGCAATGTACTCAGCAATGTACCCACCGCCCATATCCACAAAGCGGGAGTTATTTGGTTTATCGGCCACGGTGGGACTCCTAAAGAAAAGGTAGGGTGAGGAGCGCCGCTCCTCACCCTAAGAATAGTTAAGCTTCTTTCAATAACCTTTGTACGGCGCGCTTGAGGATTTTTACCTCAGCGTTCAATGCCGTATGTTTACGTTCAAGCACCTGACGAGCCTGACGTTCAGCACACAGTTCAGCCGACAGCACAGCGGACAAACGCGGGTATCGGATAACGAGTTTTCCGTCTTCACCGATCTCCACTACTTCGGGATAAAGACTCTGTACCTCTTGCGCGATGAAACCGAGTTCTCGCTCACCCGTGGTCTTACGAGTGTACGATACTGGACGCAGTTCCCCTTTGGGTTTCAACGTACGGATATCGCGCTTTAACCGGCGATCCGATGAAATAGCAAAATCCGAAGCTGTCAATGTACCGTTCTCGGCAAAGGTGTATTGCTGACCCACCCCACCCGTACCGCTGGATACCGCAATACCCAGACTCGTCGAACCGAAAATAATGTCACGGCGTTTCGATGTGCCATACTGTCCCGTAATACCCGGCGACGAACCGGGTGACGTGATGACCACGTTACTTCCAGCGGGGGAGGAACCAGGAGTATTTACCTGTAAAGTGTCGGTTGATGCCACACAGTTGACGGTCAACCCGCCATTATCGAAGTAGACATTGTTGTCCGACTCGAAGCGAAGCATCCATTTCGAATTAGAGATGTCGTAGAGTCCAACACGAGGAGTTTGTGTTGAGATTAAACCCACTACGCGCTGGCCTGTAGACGCTAGTCGATAGTTCGTCTCACTCGCCCCTGAAAGGGTTACGTTACCTGTCATTGTCGGATTGACTTTGGATGCGTAACTCGTCGGATCCAAGTTACCATCGTGCCAGAGTTTACGCCATACACCCCAGGCTCCGGATCCTCCCACGTCGGGAGGATTACCACTACGCCACGCTAGATTGGCACTTCCATAATCGCTGGCGATCTGAGCGATGGTATCTTGAGCACCGTGCATTACTAGAAGCTGACCGTAGTTGATACCCGAGGGCAAGTTGGCGTTGGCTGCTTGAAATCTATAAAAACCCGCTGTCGTGACAGTATTGAGATCAACTGATCCGGCGTCTCCGCTGGAGAAATTAGTGGCTCCGATAGGGCCAGTAAACACCTGACCATTCACATTTGCTTTACCAGCGGCGGCTCCTAGACTCAAGAAATTCGCACCCACCCAACTTTGGAAAGCGACGTTACCTATGTCTGTGGCGTCCACTGTGACGCCCAGCAAACTACCCGTCTTCCACCCAATCTTGACGTTATTACCTAGCTGACCAATGCCGGTGCCCTGCTGAACGGGAGTGTAACCAAGGTTTCCTGCGGCTACACCCGCTGCGAGTGTGGTGGCTAACGATACATTTCCGCTACCATCAAAGGAAGTGCTACCGGTCATGTCTCCCGTCAGACTGATGGTGCGGGCGGTGAAGAGCTTGCTAGCACTGGCCGCATTGGCGTTGGTATCGAGTTTGGATGATGGGGTGAAATTGGACGCATTCCAAATCCGCCGCCACGTTCCCCAACTCGTGCCGTTGTGGGTGCGGAACCAGGTCTCATCCGCACTGGTACCGAAAGCCCTCTGAAGTAGTCCTGTACTGCCGCTACCGTAAAGGAGCGTTTCGATATACCAATACGTCGAACTGGCGCCAGGTGTGTTAGCCAAACTAGCGGCTACCCACGCTTTTGTACCGGCGGCTAAGGTATTACAATCCAGTCCCGACCCCGCGTTGTATTGCGTGGAAGACAACGGGAGGTATTGGAGAGCTGTGGGATTTAAGTTTCCGGTGTGGTAGAAAGTTTGCCAGGGCGACCATGTCGCGGCATCATCTTTCACCCGGAAAGAAGCCAACGCTGAAGTGGTGAACGAGATCTGGGAGGCGTCTCCGTTAGACGCCTGTAGATGAATAACGTCGTGGTCGGCACCAGTGATGGGAGCACCGTCACTGGTCGTACCGCCCATGCGGTAGAAACCGGTCGTATTGATGGTGTTCCATCCCGTACCTGCGTCCACCATCACACCACCCAAACCACCAGTACCGACAGCCATCTTACCGTCTAGTAGTCCTTGTAAACCGTTCGTCTTGGCGATAGACAATGTATTGTCGGCCATCACTGTCGCAAGCGTCACGTTACCACTACCATCAAAGGACGTGGATCCCGTTATCAAACCCGTCAGACTGATCGTCCGCGCTGTCATGAGTTTCGAAGCAGATACAGCATTTGCTCCAGAAGGTAACTTACCATCCAACAATCCTTGTAGGCCATTGGTTTTAGCTACAGAAAGACTACCATCGGCGATTGAAGTGGCTAAACTAAAGTCGACACTACCATCAAAAGACACACTACCGGTAACCGCTCCCGTGAGCGTGAGAGTTTTTGCGGCAGGCCAAATCGACGGTCCCGTCGCTCCTCCGATCTGGGTTTCGAGGTCGTCGATACGTTGGTTCACCGACACGTTCACGAACGTACGGAAGTCGCCGAGTAGGACATTGACAAAGTCTTGATCGCCGGGCCCGGTGCGCACGGTAACGTACTGGGCTTCGAGTGGGGTATCGCTAAACCCGAGCTCTCCCAGACTGAGGTATTTCATGGGCATGGGGTATGTTCCTTCCCTACGTGGGGTAGTGGGGGTGTCATGACACCCCCACTACGATTTATGACGCTTTGATTTGTAGGACAATGGCTTTGAGTTCTGCCAGCTGGTTAGCAAGACTCTCCACTTCCGCTTTCATGGACGCTAATTCCTGGAGTTGGTTGGAGTGGTGATTTACCTGAGCTGCCAGAATAGCGGTGAGCCTTGGGTATTTCACGCCCAGATAACCGTCCTGTCCAACGGATACAGCCAGAGGGTAATGCTGCTGCACTTCCTGAGCGATAAAACCGATTTCCTTAGCTCCTGTGGCAATTCGGGTGTAGGAGACCGGCCGCAACGCCGGCAACGCTTCTAAGGTTTTTACCGAGTCTTTAAGGCGCTCATCGGAGCTGATAGTGAAATCACTCGCATTCACCCCACCGTTGATGACGTTGAAATTACCGTCCTCGCCGAAGTTAAAGTACCGATAACCTCCACCTGAAGTTCCCGTACGGACCGCCAAACGACCAGCCACCTCTTCGTAGAGATAATTACCGTTACCACCTAAGGTGATATTACTCGTCGCCACAGCTCCAGACTGCATAGTACCAGCAGTATAAAGACTCTTACCGTTGTAGGTTCGCACCCAGGTGCTGTCGGTCATGTAAAGACCGCCACCGTAGTCATTGAAGTAAAGGCCGGTCTGACCTGAACTTCTGAACCAGTTACTACACGACATCGAATTCAAGGCACCGGAGTCATACCCCGCGAAGAAGCGATCGGCAACCAGACCACCGTCTGCATTGAATCGGAACTTGTCGGCACCAGCGGTATTGGACCAAATCCGTAATTGATCCGCATCAGCATACACCGTGAACCCATTACCTGAGGTACGTGGACCTGCGGTGAAGCCTGCAGCGCTACCGTTACTCGCGTATCCACCTAGCAAAGACATGGTGGAAACTTGCTGCCCGAACTGAGCGATGTTCGCTATGTTCAAAACTGAAGTCGGTGTACCACCACTAGGGTCGTAACAGTAGAGGGCAAATGCTGCTCCGGACTCCATGACTTGAGCCCAACGAGTAACACCGTTATTCCATCCAAGAGTCAAATGTGTCATTTGTTGACTGACTGTACCGCCCATGAGTCTGATCGTATTGCCAATTGTACCGCCGGTATTACGATCTAACGGAGTGACGTTTCCAGTGTGCCACAGTGTGAACTCATTGGCGATCGAACTGTCAGCGTTATAGCGCCAAATCTTGACAACGTTGTTATCCCACGTAGCATCCGATGGATAACCAAAACCCAATCGGTTGACTTCAGAGAAAATACCCCAACGACCTACACCGTTGTATTTACCACTGGTGAAGGGTCCAAAACCCTTCGTGATTAACGGCATTTGATTAGCAGGAGTACGGAAACCCATGCTATCTGACGTCAACGGTCCGGTCATGACACCACCGGACTTGTCTAACGGACTAGGAAGGTTCTTCTCGTTCCAATCCCTATACCACGTCGCTAATCCGTTATCAGCCGTCTGACGCACGAACGAGTTACCGACGTCACCAAAATCCACTGCTCGTTGGTAAGAGTAGTTATTGGACGTGTTAGAGTGGGTAATCGCCGAGTAATGGTACCACGCTCCGGAAGTCACTGCTAAGGGTGGGAACCCTTTTCCGTCAGGTACTGCAGTTGCTTGGTACAAACCCGATACCAGTCGTACGGACATGTCCGATAAGCTGGTGATAGACAGAGTAGACGGTACGGTGATATTTGCAGTACCATCGAAAGCCACGCCGTTGATAGTGCGCGCACTGGCCAGTTTGGTTGCCGCCACAGCGGTGGCTGTCGCGTCGAGCTTACTAGCCGGATTAAAGTTTCCAGCATTCCAGACAATCTGACCGTTGACGAAAATCTGTCCCTGACCTAAATCGAAGTTACCGTTCTCATCAAAAATGAAATACTTGTAAGCTCCATTAACACCCGTGCGGATATTCCACCGACCAGCTAACTCAGAGTAGAAGTAAATGCCGTCGGACTTCAGACTGAGTGAGTTATAAGTCGGGTCAGTGACTGCCTGAGGAGCTTCGTTGATCTCCCTCCACGTGGTACCAGCGTCGACGGAGTAACGTCCGTCGTTTCGTAGACGCATGTGCGTGCCGGCGGAGTTGCCGACATACAGCACACCACTGGCAGGTACGGGCATCTCGGGATTCAGATTTCCACCATTCCACACCGTTTGTCCATTGAACGTCAGAGCATTCGAACTTACTGCCCCGAGTGATAAAGACAACACGTTAGTGATGCTAGTCAACTCTATGGCGTTACTCACCCCATTGATAATCAAACCACCGACCGATGTGGTTTGCCCGTGTGGCGAGGTACTTAGACTAATCCCACTCGTCCATGTGTTGGTGGCAGAAAGCGCTCCTACCCCCGTGAGTTTCAACGTCGTGTTTGAGAACGTGACATCACCGGTGAACTGACCTCCTATCACGTCCATCTTACCTGTTAGAAAACTCGGTAAGTTAGCGGTTTGCACCAGTTCAATCCAACTAGACCACACATTGACGCGTTGCGTTCTGACAAAAATTCTGTCGTCGTAGGTGCGGTAGATTTGCTGTACCCCACCGCCCGTAGGTACGACCTTAAGAACGCCTTGTCCTGTAGTTGAACCCATCACCGGATAGTTCAATGCCCCGCGCCCGAACGCGCCCGTGGAACTGTAAATGCCGAAAGTCACCACGGTGTTCAAGTCAACCGTGTTATCCAAGTCGTTTTTGAATGACAGTTTACTGTCCAGTGACGCTTGGAGTCCAGCGGTTTTCGGGATCGTCAACGCGGCATCGGCCACCGACGTCGCGAGAATCACATTCCCCGTACCGTCAAAAGACGTTGCTGATGACGTGATCGCACCTGATAAACTGAACGTGCGGGCATTGGAGAGCTTGAGTGCTGCGCCAGCCACGTCGGTCTTCAACAATAGCGTAGCGGGATCAAGATTTGCTGTGGTCCAATGTCTATACCAACTACCCCACGCACCGGCGTCTTGTGAACGCGACCAGACTTCGTCCTTACGCAGCGCGAGTTGGTTCGCGTAGTTTTGAGGACCGTTGTTGAGGATCGTGAAATCAGCGCCTGTACTCGACGGTTTGTTCGTCGTCGTGACGTTTGACTGCAGGAACACTGCTCCTGTCAGTTGATTCAAGTCTCCACCATAAGTGGTGATTGGACTACCGACACTGAAACCCGTGGTCCAAACCAAATTCAAAAGGTTGGAGTGTCCTTGCAGTCGACCTTCCAATCCAATGATTTTGCTCGTCCCCAACGTATTGTCAGCAATGCTGGTGAGCAAGGTCGGATTACCGCTACCGTCCATACTGACACTACCCGTCACCGGCCCCAGCAACGACAGTGTTCTAGCGACTGGCCAGATGGACGGTATAGGGTCACCTGTCAGTGTTGCCTCCAGATCCTCTAAGCGCTGGATCAACGGGGCGGTGATAAAGTTACCCAACACCCCTAAGGTCGAATTGACAAGACCTTGTGCGGTGATGAGTGTGATCTGGTGATTATTCGCCAGTCCTTCGGATCCGACGGTTGGAAGAGCACTGAGACTCTCATACTGCAATGACATGTCAGACGTCCTCTATCGAAGGACCCGAATCAGACGTTGCTGGAGTCGGGAGGGTGGAGGCTAAAGCGCTTTTGAGTTCGTCCAGAAACGCTTGCGAATGGATCGTCTTGCTCAGTTGCTGGACAGCTAACCAAAGGCACGCTACGAGTTCGACATCAGCGACCGTATGGACAGCCTCACCACCGTTCACGCTGTGGTCTTGGACAAACCCCGCGTCGATACCAAAGCGCTTGGCGACGCTCAAGAGCTCTCGCGCTTTGAAACCAAAGTGTTTACGCGTACCAGCTTGGCTACCGTCAGATCGAATTCGCCGAAGTTGGTTTTCCTCCACCCATCGTAGTAAGTCGAGACCGTACTGACGCTGGGCTATCTCGTAAGCCTTCTGATCTTTCAACCAAAGGGCTTTCGCCGATCTATATGCGATGAGTTGCGGTTGATATCCAGGATCGCTGGAAGGTACGGTGGGTGGCTGAGGTGGTTCGCGTAACGCCAGTGGCTCGCTCGGTTTAGACGCCCAGTCCACGTAGCGTTCGCGGTGATCGTCTTGGTATTCCACAGGGTTGATATTCAGAACGAAATCCAACCCAAGTGTCAACGGTTGTTCCTGGAAACGATCACGGTAGTCAGCGCGCCGTTGTAAAGCGTTGTGGCTGTAGACGTGGGTGCGGTTATCGCCTAACACCACTTGATGGCTTCCTGTCGGATGTGTATGGGCGCCGAGCAGCGTCACGTTTTCCAAGTCTCCCACCAAACCCATGCCCGCTTCATTACCCAAAACGGTCACGTCCTTAAGAGTCTTCTCAGGTTCGAATCCTGCAAAGGGTCCGACTAAAACATTCCCTTGACCTTGGAGTTTCACACCAGCACACAGACCAACCGCTACGTTAGGGTATTCAGGGGTACACTCTGCCAATGCATCGGTACCTAGTGCCACGGAATCCGAAGAGCCCGTCTTTTGTTTAGACGCATAAAAAGCCAGACTAAGATCCGTGACCAGATCCGTCAGGGATTGCACTTGCTCTTGCAACGCGGCGACTTGGTCAGCCAGCGACGGGGTGGGGGTTTCAGAAGTCATCGTCAAAGCGTCCTGATAGAGGCATTCTCTGGACACTTTATGGCCCAGCACACATGATTAGTCGACCCTGACGGCCTATAGCCTGGTTCCTTTGGAAAGGAACCAGGCTATAGTTTTTATGTCCTACAGGGTCTGCGTGATCTGCAACGGTAACGAAGTGCCTAACACAAATAAGGGGTGGTTGATACTAGCTTTTAAGGTCATCTGACGATCGACCGGAATTGGTTGGTCGATCAATAACCCCTCGTTCAACACGTAGTCGATACCGTCCAGTTCAAGATTCCAGTATCCCGGTTCAATCAGTAGCCCGTAACTTGCTAAAAGGAAATTAGCAAATGACACGTACTCAATCGGCCATGAACCACTGTAACAGGCGTCTTTTGGTAATTGGTCTTGGAGGTTCAATTTATTCACGTTGAACGTCATGGGTTCGACGTAAGCCGTAAAACCGTCCTTGACCTTCGGGGAGACCGTGACTTGCGTCACCAGACCATCCACCGGACTCCACGTCAGGTCCACATAGTCCCGCTGGAAAGCAATACCGTGGTATTGCTCCAGCGCTTGTTTCAACACATCGCCGGCAGGACTGTTATATACGTTCTTTAAACCAGCCATCTTAAAAGCCTCCTTAGGACGTGGCTAGACAATCTAAACAATGCGTCGAGTCAACGTCGAGAAGACCCTTTAAAGGAATTCGTGAAAGAGGCTGCAGAACGATCAAGCTCAAAAACGATCCCGTGGTAAAACGCCCGGAGTCTGCCGTAGCGTAGAGTTTGAGTTCGACGTAGTTTGAGGTCAAAGGTACGTCGATCAAGTCGTCGTCCGTGAGACCCACTCCGCCTAACGTTTTTGCAAACTCTAACGGTTCGACCTGGAATTGATAGCGCGTTTGCAGGAGACTACGTAGTTTACGATACGTGAAGGGGTAGTCTGCTTGGACCGATAAAGCGTACGGTAAGAGCGTGTTCAAGTTGTCTTTGACATAGGCGAACGTAAAGCTCCCTTTGTAAATACCGACGGTGCCGTCGGGAGCTTCAGCTCGTGAAGTCACTATCAATTTCGACTCCGGAGCATTCAAACTGAACTCAATGAAACGTGTATCTAAAGGACGCGTTAGGAGTCCCAAGAAACGTTGTGTCACGGCATCCAGTCCGGAGAGGCCGAGTGTAATGGGTGACGACATACTCAGCTCTCCTTAGGGTACAGATACGGTGAAACTAAATTCAGTGGTCGTCCCTTGCTGGTCGATCGCTCGCAAAACAAAATGACGATCCCCCGGTGTATTACTGAACGCACCTGAGACCATCGGATGGTTAGGATCTGGTACCGTCAACTCCGTGGAATCAGACCGATCTGTCAGTTGGTAAAGATAGTCCGGCACACCACCAGAGATCTGGAAGGTGTAACTGTAGGGTTGTCCCCTAACGCCTGCTGGCGGATTACCTTGAAGGACCAGAGGGCCAACCACGGAACGGTATTGCAGTAAGTAGCGCACTTTCGTACCTACCGCATCAGTGACGTCGTACGTCACTGAGTAACGCCCCGTGGAATCCGTCGATCCTTGGATTACTGACCCTACCAAGGCATGGCTCGGACACAAAGCACCGGAAACGAAGGTGAGGGAATACGGCGCGACTCCTTCACGGGGTTGGAGGTCGAAGTTGTACGGAGAACCCAATACGGCATCGGGTAGAGTTTCATTAACAATGATTGGTGCACGGTAATGAAACGTCAGGTTTCCTTGGTAAGCCGTGTTGCTTGAGCTGACCGTGAAGATCACCAGTCGATTACAGAGAGGGTTGTAGGGTTGGACATCGTATCCCCTCGGTGAGCCGTTGTATTGAACCACCGCGTTGTAAAGGTTCGTGGGACTGGGGTTATTAGGATCAGTCACCCATTCGTCGGGACCGCTAAAACGCAGGTTGAGCCCCACCGGCAAGGACGTCAAGATCGACGGAGCAGGTAACGTGTTCAACCATTTGTTCCATGGTGTCCCGTCACTGGCATTGATCACCCCCGCGGATTTCAAACGCGGTGCGGGCGTGTAGTCACTGGTGGCGAACGTCGGGACACTATACGGTATCAGAAGGTCCTTGTCGCCGTACACGCTGTCAGCCGCGGTTAAACGAACACGCGCGACTTTCGTCGCTGCCGGCACCAGAACGTTCAGACCGGTCTTAGATTCGTCCCGAGAGATTAAAACGGCCCCACGCGCATTGTAAGGCGCTACAGCGGCGTTGTAGACCCAAGGGCTAGCGGAGCCTTGTTTATAATCCCCTAACGCTCCTACGGCCTTAGAGAGCCACTGGAGCAGAGGATGATTCGGCGAAGCCACCGGTTCATTCAATGCAATGTTCAGTAGATCTGCGTAGAGGCTTGTGGCGTTCAAATACGGCTGATGATCCTTGGTAGACCATACCACGGGTTTGAACCCCAATCTGTAAGGACCTGCGGGTAAGGAACCGGAGAGGTACACCGACAGATCCGTCAAATCAAGCAGTTCCGTACTGGTGGATCCTAACCACCGCAACGATCCCGCTTTCGCTTTCAGGATGTATGGCGCCGCGTTGTCGCGGTTGATGTCTTCCAAGACAAAATCCTCGTCTTGGAACACAATCCCTGTCCGACGAGTCAGCTCATCGAGTAGTACTCGTGTGGAGGACGGCATCGCCGGTCGGTATCCGCCGAGTTTACCCCCCAACGTGGCGTCCACGTCCAACCGGTTGAAACGGAAATTCACCACACCTGGATCGGCGGTACGATCACTACCACTTAAAGGCTTACGAACAGAGAGCTCCACTTGCGTGCGATGTCCTGTTAGAGCTTGCGGAGGCGAGACTTGAAGGGCACTCGCCTCCGAACCGTCAAACTGAGTGGCGTTCAGATCGTTCACCATCCGCACCACTGCCCCTTTAGGTGACAAACGCTTGAGTTGGTCATTAGTGGCCATTTCTAGGTCCTTAAAGGTGAACACGAATGGCCACTTGGCCTTTGTAGCGAAGGGAATCGGGAAGCGCTTGGAATATCAAGAGCTCACTGGGTGTAGTGAGAGTCAATGTCTGGTGCACGTAATCGCCTGGTTCGATCACGATCGCAAATATCGAAGCGAGTTTGGCGGCAATCTCTTCGGTAGTGTACGTCGGCGTCACTTTGAAATGCAACCCTAACGCGCCAAAGGTATCGCCAAGATCCAGTCGTTGGTAAGATAGACTGATCTCGCCTTGGTAATGCCAATTCGGATCGTTGTAGGCTTCCGGGTCAATATACACAGGAATATCGGTGGTCCCGTCGGGATGCACGACACTGGTACCGATCAGGAGGTTATCAGCGTCGTCCGGGGACACCAGGGACTCTCGCACGATCACTGGCACGGCAGCGGCGTGGGTGAGCGCCAGGAGATCTAACGATGAAGTCATGGGGTTTGTCTCACGGGTGAATAAGGGTATAAAAGCGTAGGGGAGGGATTCCCTCCCCTACGGGTTTGTGATTATGGACCGGAAGGGTACGTGAACTGGTCAAGTAGAGGAGGCGTCTCGGATGGATTCACCGGTAAGGTGAATATACCCAGAACGACTTCATCTGGCCAGATCGGCGGGTACGACAAACCTTCCAGATACAAATCGTACGGCGTATCTTGCGGACGTACTGCCCAACGATCAACTAAAGTCGTGCGATCTTCAGCGGAGAGGCCGTAGTGTACGCTCGAAAGTGTCGAGAAGGCTTCCGCCAACGGAGTGGAACCTTCGGGTGTGTATGAAGGACTGTCGGTGTCGACGACGCTGTCCAACCCACTCAATGGGAAGTTATCGTTCAACACCGTAATCTCCGGTAACTCCACGCGATAACGGTAAGTGATCTGACCGTGGACACGCGTATCTAGGTTCCACTCCACACGATCGGTGGACGTTCCTCGTACACGCACGTCCATGTCATCAGAAAACATTTTGTCTTGGATGTCGTCAGTGATCCGTGCCTGAGCCGCGACCGACAGAACGTCCCAGTTCAGACTGATACCTTCGATCTGATCACCACCTGACCCGAAGATATCACCGATGCGAGGCATCGGCCAATCGGTCACAATCAGGGGTTGAGTATTGATCGACTGCAGATACTGGACACTATAGGACGAGAGCGTGGACATGATCTTAAGCATCGCTGCTTGGATGTCTTTCAGACTCGTCGTGGTGTTAAGGTTAGCGCCGGTGGCGTAAGACACCAGAACGTCCGCCAACAACCCTGCTTCGAGCTCGGAAAAACTCGGCATATCCAAACCGCGTTCGGTGAACCAGTCGTCGAAGCTTTGCGTCGACCCTAAGTCACAGTCGACGTGTTGGTAGAAATGTAGTGCTGCCCCTTCAACCTGGCCACGTTCATCTTTGTGTTCTCGCGTTGCCCAGATCCAGCGATGGTCCAGTAGCCCCTGATGAATACGTTTGACATCTGTGTAGAAGGCTTGAGTGGAGATATAGTTCCCCACCGGCGTTACCGGTCGAAACAACGCATCTACCACAGCTGGATTCAGTAGTTTACGGTCAATCAACCCTTCTATCTCACTGCGCAGAGGCATCTGTAATTTACGTACGAAATGCGCTGGCAGTACCGGTAGGTTATGGATCTCTAGCCCGTAGGCTTTGCTGAAACTGTACACGAAGACGATAAACGCATCTCGGACTGAGAGTACCAGTGGCGCGCCTGTTTTAGGGTTGTCTACCGTGATGACCGCGGTATACCGTCCCACAAAAGACAAGTAAAGCCAATGGTTCAGTAGCGTATCGGCGAAAGTGAAGATCGTGGCATCCGACGTATCGAGAACAGCGGACTCCAGAATCTTGGTGTCTAGACGATCGTCAGGACTGTTCTCCATTTGTTCACGGATCACCACGGCCGCATCTTCCAGCACCCGACTGTTACCCTTGGCTACGATCTCCTCGGCGTCCAGCATTTCCGTAACCGTACGAGTTTCGACACCTGCCGCTGAAAGATCAAGGTTCAAGGTGTCTCGAGCAAATTCGATGCGTGGAACGAGTTCGCCGGGCATCTCTTTGAGCTGGTGCCGCATACTCCACTCAGCAAGTGGTAAACTGCGTTCGGTCAAGATGTTTTGGATCAACGAATGGAAGGTGGATTGTTTACCGGCATTACGCTCGATGAATCGAATCTGACGATACAACCAAAGCATTTGCTTTTTCGTCATGTAATCCACCGCCCAGTCCAGTTTCTGATGACTGGCTAGGTACTCACGAATATGATAGGAGTGAGCGTAATTGGTATGACAATTACCCAAACGAATGTTCATCACCACTGAGGGGATGAGCATGTATAGTTGAGCCAAATGTGCTGCCACGTAAAGGTCATCGACCTGAGCATAAGCACGCACCAGCCAGCGTCGTGAGAACACCTGACACCACGCTTCCAAACGTGGAATCAAGTTCTCTTCATTAGGCTCCACCAGCTCACTGTCGAAGTACAGGATACTACCGTCCACAGTGTCCACTGCGTCTTCGAACGCCACGGGGTTTAAAATACCGCGGATCAAATCCTCTTGATCTGGGTATCGCGCAACCAGTGCTCGGTAATACGCACCGAAAGTCCGATACTCACGTAGCGTCGCGAGATGGTCATTAAGTGTTGCTCGAGTAAACGCGATGTCTTGCGTAGTGTCGAGCGACTTGACGGTCATCGCCTGGTCAGAGGAATGGTAATTACCAGCCAGATGTAAATAGTACTTCCAGGTACTGGGGTCGTTTTCGTTGACGTCAAACCCATAGTTTCTGAGTTCACGGTTGATGGCGTCCGCTGACGCACTACTTTTGACGACCAGCGTCCTAGAGAGGTCGAAGACCTTCCTACGGTAGATGTCGTATTGCGCCTTAGACACTGGGCGTCTCCTAAAAACTGTTTCTAAACGAGGTTAGTGAACATGTCCGACCGTCACATCGGGTCATACGCCGTCCCTACGGAAGTCGCCAGTCAGTTTCGACGGTTGACGCCCACGGGACGTCACGCGGAAATCGCGGCCCTGACCTCCAAACTGGTACCCGAGCTTGCTACCCAGCGCTTTGGTCAAAACTTCGTCATCGGTGGTCATCGTAACCGACCGCTGATCTCTCCCGATATGGGACTACTCCAACGTATTTCCGATATCACCGCTAATGACGTTTCAGATGCCCAGACGATTTTCCAGCTCTTGCCGGAAACTGAACTGGCGATGCAGATCCTGGTAAGTTCGATCCTGGCACCGAAAGATCTGGTGACCTCGAATGTTTCTATCACCTTAGGACCTAACCGCTTTAGCAGCGAACTCGGCAGCCAAATGCTAGCTGTCGTGACCGATCACTTTGAGAAGATCTACAAGATTAGCGATCTGTTGAAGCCCAGTTTGGACGATGCGTTGTTCCTGACGGGTTCGTATCCACTTCTGATCCTTCCAGAGTCTTCCATTGATCGCGCGATCAATAATCCTGGTCGGGTATCTTTTGAATCCGTCCGTGACGATATTGATGCTCAGGGTAATGTGCGTAACTTGGGTTTCCTTGGTAACGCTCATAACGACAAGACCGGACCGGTAATTAACTTTGGCTTGGAAGACATTAACGGTGCTCGCGCCTACAACCCTAAGGTTACTGAGCTGTGTGTCGATCTCGAGTCGAAACTGGAGATCGTCGACAACCCTAATCTCTTGAAAGTCAACGCGCTCCAGAAACGGGTCACCGCGGATAAAACCTACCACTTGCTCGGTCGTCGCAAGATGACGGGATTGGTCTCTACAGAACTCAAAGTTTCCCAGGAGGCCTACACCGCTGCCACCCAGATGGGGTTAGGAACGCCCTACGGTACTGCGACGCAATACCAACCGGTGCAGTTGATCTCTCCTGCTCACGACATTCGTCGGGCGTCGATCGGTCATCCGTTGGTGATGAAGTTACCTTCCGAAGCCGTGATCCCCGTTCACCAACCGTCCAATCCGTCCAAACACCTGGGTTATTTTATCATGGTCGATGCCATGGGTAACCCTGTGAACTCTGCTCGTCAACGTGACTTTTACGCGGATATGGCCAACTCCCTCAACCCGAACTCGTCCATGGGTTCTCAGTTGATGGCGCAAGCCAAACGCAATATCGAGGGTCAAGCGACGGATCGTCAACACGAGATCGACGAGATGGCGCGCATCTATGGACAGTTCTTGGAGAAGGAACTGACCGATCGACTCCGTAACGGTATCTACGGTGACCAGGTGGAAGTCACCGCTCCCCAGGAAGTCTACCGCGTGATGCTCGCGCGTTCGTTCCAGAACAAACAAACTCGCTTACTTTACGTCCCGGCTGAAATGCTCACGTATATTGCGTTTGACTACAACAACTACGGCGTAGGTCAGTCGCTACTTCAGAATTCCAAGATTCTAGGTGGGCTTCGTGTACTGAGTTTGTTTGCTGAAACGATGGCGTCAATTAAGAACTCGATCAATCGTACGCGTCTGGGTATTACCCTGGACCCTGATGACCCTAACCCCACCCAAACGGTGGAGTTCTTGATGGGGGAATACGTCAAGACTCGTCAGGGAAGTTTTCCTTTAGGTGCAACGAATCCTACCGATATCGTTAGTTATCTTCAGAACGCTTCCACTGACGTGGAAGTTCAAGGTAACACCCGTTACCCTGAGACTAAGCTCGAGATCACCGAGCGTCAGTCACAGCGCGTCAAACCTGACGACACGATGTCCAAAGATCTTCGCGACCGTCATCTGATGGCCATGGGGCTGTCTCCGGATATGGTAGACGCAGGGGCCAATGCGGAATTCGCTACGTCGGTCTTAGCCAACAACCTCTTGCTGGCTAAACGTGTGTTGACTTATCAGCAGGTCTTCGAAGGTTTCTTGGAAGAGTTCATCAAGAAATACATTTTGGCAGACGGTGATCTGATGGATCAACTGCGACAGTTGGTGCAGGAATACCATGGTCAGCTCACGAAGGATCAGAAAAAAGCCGAAGTTCTGGCGAAAGACGCCAAGACGCAGCGGGCGTTACTGGAAGGCAAGCGGGTGTCGCAAGAATCCATCGACGAACAATTGGAGTCTCTGGAAAACATGAACCAGGACGCCGTCGTGATGGAGTTCCTGCAAGCTCTGGAAGTTGCCTTACCTAAGCCGGATATGGCGACGATCAAGTCGCAGATGGACGCCTACGACACGCAAGAACAAGCTTACGAGAAAGCACTCGATGCTTATATCAACGATGCCTATCTGGAATCAAAGGGATTGGGTAGTTTGTCTGAGCTCGTCGCTCCGGTCAAGGCAGCAGCCAAGGCCGAACTCCTGCGCCGTTGGTTACGTGAGAATGACGTCTTACCAGAACTCGATGAGCTCTTGACGGGCGACAAGGACGAGTCACGTGACTTGGCCAAGGACGTTTCCGACCACATGGACTCGATGGGTGATTCACTACTCAAGATCATGTATCGGTTCGCTCAGCAACGTCAACTCAATGATCCCGCTGTGGTGAAGCTCCAGAAGATCCTAGAAGAGTCGGGGACGGATTTCGGTGGCGGTAGTTCGAGCGATAGCTTCAGTGCTCCTGATAACTCCGGTGGTGGCGACTTTGGTTCTGGCGAAGACGGTGGTTTCCCTGAGATGCCGGAGATCGGTGGTGGGGAAACAGAAGATAGTGGTGAGACTACCGAAACGGATACCACGGATACCACGGATACCGACTCGTCGGAAACGAAGACCGAGGAAGATAAGGACAAGTCGTTGGAACCCGGACAACCACCGTCATTTGACGACTCAGGATCTCTGTAGAGTCAAAAAAAAAAGAGTGGTTAAAAAGAGGGGCCTCCAAAACGGAGGCCCCTTTACTAAAGGCATTCTTAGGCACGCTTACGCGTGCCTTTATGCCGCCTACCTCACCAAAGGTGGTGTGGTGAGCTCGAGAGCTCGGCATTGCGCCCTGCAGAGCGCAAGACCTAGATCACTAGCGTTGGCGTCGTGGGCCGTGGCGTTTGGTACGCGATAGTTTAATCCTTCGGGCAATTTGGGAAGCACGGGAGGGAGAGATCTCGAAGGCTACTCCGATAGCCTCCAGAGTCCATTCCGCTTCGTAGTGAAGGCTGATTGCTTCATCACGCAATCGAACCGCGGTGGTTTGTAAATGAACGATCTCCTTAAGGGTGCGTCCGGGTAACGTAATGTCCGAGTTCTCAATCGCCCGGATACTGCGTTCAATGAGTCGGGATGCTTGGATTAGATCCTCGGTGATGGACATGGTGAGACCTCTGAGCAGCATACGACCTACCCACTCCGATACGGAGTGGGTAGGTCGTAGCGTTATGTCGTCAGTTCAGACGGAACGGAGCTTTGTGGATAAGGATAGCCTCCAGGTTCAACATTCCTCGTACGAGGGCGTAGACCACCCCATCGCTTGTGGCGATGTACCTACCGCGGTAGACCAAGGGCAGGTCTAGCGTGCGGTTGAATACAGCCGAGAAGGTTTTGTACAGAGCGTTGTGTGACGTTTCCTTGACCATCACCCCGCTATCGCCAACGTCCAACCCAAGTTCCGAATTGGATACCGGCAGTTGAGTCACGGACGAACGCTCGCGCCAGATCAGGACGTTGTCATCGTCCTTCAAGTCAAGCAGCTTGTGAGCGGCAGTCAGGTCGTCGGAGCTGAAAAACGTCAACGCCTGAAAGATCATCTCTTGGGCACAGTCTTGGAAAGACTCCAACACTTGACGTCCGTGTTTTTCGAGCAGCAGATTCCTGAGATCAGCGAAGTCTTCGTAGAAACTGTCGATGCTCCAATCCACCAGACCCAACCGTTCTTTCAGGAATCGGTTGATGACTTCCGTCACACGACCGTTCACCGCCTCGAACAACTCCTTACCTTGGAGGTCATCCATGCTCGCGTGCAGTTTCTGGAAGTCCTTGGATTCCTGCAACTGCGTCAGCTTCACGTAGTCCGGTTCCAGTACAGTGGTGAGGATCGCCTGATCGACATAGAGTTCGAACGCTCCAGAGTTGATCTCCGGATTGTCAACCTTCAATCGTACCAGGCTACGCTTCACACCGCGTCCCAGGTCCGTAGTGAGCAGGAACTGATCCGGGGCGGTAGCGGTCACTCCCATACCTTCGCCGTCCTCGTAGAGCGGCTCCGACGTCGCCAGAGGGCTGGAGGGATTCGGGCGCAGCTGTTCCACCAACTGCCAGGCGGCGGCGACCTTTCCTTGATTGGCTTCCACTTCCACCTGCGCCTTGCGCCGCAGTTCAGGATCGAGTTCGTGGTCGAGGTATTCCATCGTGGGCTCCCGTTGGATGGCTTCGTAGGACACCGCACCTTCCGGGGAACGAATCTTGAACAGAATGTGTGTCTGAGGATCGTACAACGGCGGTGCGGGTTGAGTCGGATCGTAAGTGATCTTCCAGTTTCCATCCTGACGCGACTGATAGACCGGGCGCAGCTGGGTGCCATCCTCGAACAACACCCAATCCCACAAACGGTCCAGATCACGGACCTTAGGCCAGGTCATGTCCGTACGAGCAGAGGTAAATACGATGCCGTCCACGAGTGTCTGATTCGGTGCCATGCGCGGACGTTCCTCTTGCGGTGCGTGAGTGGGAGTGTGGGGGTTGGTGAATTGACGACGGGGACGAACATTCCCCGATCCATCAAAGCCTTCCGCTTGGGGTTTGGTAGCGGGCGTCGGGCCATCAGCCCAGACCGACGAACCCAGACCAGTATTGCGTGAACCCATGCGGTTTCCCGGCCATCCGTCTTGGGCAGATTGATACTGCATACCGCCAGCGTTACCACCACCGGTTTGAACGGGTTCATCCCAACGACTGGCGGGTGCTGCGTTGTTACGCTGCCAACCCTGCTGACCACCACGACCCATGGCAGCACGCTGGGGTGGTTGCCAACCCCGTTGCGGTGCCGCCGCCCCA